CAAATTTTTAAGAAAGGAAACAAAGAAAAATGACAACATTAACAAAACAATCAGTAATCTTAGGGGTAGATGACGTTAAGATTTCTGAAATGACAACTGATTCATCTATAGATTTAGATTACGCAGGAGCATTAGATGTTCCGGGAATCCAAAGAATTGACTTATCCCCAAACTTCACTGAAAAAGGTCTAAAAGGCGACGGGAAAATTCTTGACTACTTTATTCAACTTGACACTATCGGATTTTCATTCGACAGTGCAAAGGTTGACTTGAACGTGCTTGCAATCTTAGAAGGCGGAACAATCACAACCACTAATGACGGAACCGATGAAGCAACGCATACTTATTCAGTGGGTGTGGATTCAACTCCGAAGTATTTCAAATTAGAAGGCAAAACGAATTACACTGGCGGCGAAGCAGGAGATTTCCACTTCACATTGTTTAAATGCCGCGCCAATTCTGTTGTAGTTGAATACAAAACTCAGGATTATGCAATAGTTTCTGTAACAGGTATTTCAATCCCAACCACCAATGATGGAAGAATAAAAGAATACACAATTAACAAAACTGCTAAGGCGATAGCATAAAAAGTACAATTAAATAGGCAGTGAGGCAAACATAACTAAAATATTCGGGAGGGGAACTCCTCTCCCTTTTTTTTAAATTGAAAGGAAAACATATGAATTTAGAATTAATAAAACCTAAAGAATTTACACTAAAAATAGGTAGGAAAGAATATCCTATCAGGTTTACATTAGAATCTTTTGCTTATCTTGAAGGTGTTTTCGGAAGTGTTGAAAACGCAATCAATACATTTAACGAAAGGAATCAAGAAGCGATTATAGCGTTTCTTATTGCTGGTCTGAAATTGGACGATGCTAATATGATTAGCAAGATTAATATTGATGAGAATTTGATTTTATTGCTTGCAGAAGTTATTCAGGATGCATTACCTGATGATTACAAATTTGATGAGAACTGGGACTGGTCGTTGTTGTACTATATAATCCGACCGGCGTTGAATTTGAATGAAGATGAATTCTGGAACTCAACTCCAAAAAAACTCACAAGTTTTATACGAATTCTTGAAAAGCAAAAAGAGCAGCATGAGAAGATTAATAATCAGGATCAGGCTGTTGAAGCGTTCAAGTCTTGGTAGCTTGCCACAAATGCACTCCAATAAACAGAATACAAAGCGGGCTACACTTAATTCCAACGGGACTGTTGCCCCTATAAATAGCTAAACTATTTTATAAACAAAAACAAATAATAATAATAAAATTGTAAAAAATGGATTCTTAACTTATATCTTTTTTGCTTAAGAATATGTATAATATATGAGCGTATACAATAAAAAGATATAAGGATAAAATTATGATTAAAAATATAATTATTACCACATTACTAGTAATATTATTGGGCATCTTTATTGGTTGCCTGATTCCTGATGATAAAGAAAGTTATGAAAATTATTATTCTTTAGAAGACAAACATGCTGCACAAGGTATTGAATATGGAATAGAGACAGTAGCAAATGGAACATATACAGAAGCCAGCTTTGACATAAAAGATGTTAAAAAGGTATATTTAATTGGACCATATAGTTGGGCAGACGATAACTTAACATCTCCATATAACAATAAGGACATTATGACTCATTGGCAAATTGGACTTGATAAAGAAGATAGGTATTTACTTATAATAACAACTGAAAAATCTTTTCTGCCAGTGAATTTATGGAGAAAATACGATTACAATGATTTTAAATCTTTGAATCGAACATTGAATAAAAACCTATCATGTTCGCATGGTAATTCACCATTAGTATGTGAAGCTGATGCACCTCTTAATCTAAAAGTATTCAAGAATCAATCAGATGAACTAGAAATTATGATAGAAAAATCTAAATAACTTAATTAAATGTTTTATCCTCGGCTATTCTGTCTTTAACTATGTGTTTAAGGCAGAATCATTTGCATGGATAAGTATCATAAAATAACAATAGTAAACAATGGCTTATCCAACAGTTTTGGAGTGTCAAATCAGCTAATTAAAATCCAACAAAATATACCATCATTCAATTTTGAAGCTTTAGAGTCTTTAGGTAATCTTGGTGCAGCCGCAGGCAGCAGTGTAATGGGTTCTGTATTGGGTATGATTTCTGGATTGATTGAGACAATTAATATGATGATATTCAAAAAATGTAACCTATTAACAATTGAATATTATTATGTATAATAATCATAGGAATTATTATGGAAGAATTAACAGAAAAGATAGATTTTTATAAAGACGGAACAGATTTTGCCACAGATATGCCATTGTGGAAATTCATATTGCTATTGGTAGTTACATTTGGACTTTATCAATTTGTATGGATTTATTTTAATCTACGATTATTCGATTTTATTAATAAACGTGAATCGTATGCTTTATTCATTGCTATAATAACAGCATTGATTCCATCAGAACTGTTATTATATATAGTTTTATTTTACCTTTATTACAATATATTAAAATTAAATTATAAAAATAATATTATAAATTTTGTGCTTGTAATTATTTTAATATCTTTTATTTATTTTATGGGAAACGCTGCAGAGAATTTATTAGAAATAGAAAGACCAATATATTGGCTTTTTATTTTCTTAGGATTAGTTCCTACAATAACTATGCAACATCTATCAAATAAATATTTCAAGAAAAACAAACTTTAAAATAGGAGAAAAACATGAACGAACTATTTCAATGGGTAACCCAAAGTCCGCTGGTTACCCGAATTTCAGGTATTAAAAATGCCTTTAGCGGACCCGTAAGCGCTATATTTAGTATTGCAACATACAAAAAAAGTATGGAAAAGAAAAGCGATATTTATTGGAATGCTAGCATGAACGAAACTACGGCAAATGCTCTTGCAGCAGCAGATTCATTATATGAATTACCTTTTTCTTTTCCTTCTACTAAAGGAAATCCTATCGGAAAATGGGCATTAAAAAATATTTTCAGAAAAGGGTCAAGTAAAACAACAACCGAACAAACACTAGAAGACTTTTATGCTTCCAAAAGAGTAGATATTACAGTTGGTAATCCCCAAATCATTTTTCCTGACGGTAAAACATATCCGGTCAAAGGTAATATTGATATAGAGCATTTATCCGATATTCAAAAAAGTCTAAGCAATCCTAAATTAGACAATAGCCCTGTAAGGTCTGATTCAAGTGGAAGACTTCAAGGACATGTTGAAGAAAATGTTTACTTAAACGACATCGGCGGTGTTCCAACCGGTCAGGCTGTACCAGTGAATAATGGATTATCCAACAGTTCAGGGGTATCAGATGCACTGATTAAAATCCAACAAAATATACCATCATTCAATTTTGAGGCTTTAGCGTCTTTAGGTAATCTTGGTGCAGCCGCAGGCGGCAGCGTTATGGGTTCTGTATTGGGTATGATTACAGGTTTAGGTTCAATTGCTATAGGTGCAGCCTTGGGCGGAGCATTTGGGGGTAGTGGACCCAGTTCAAATGCTTTTGTCAGCGGCTATACCTTAAATTACCACAATGGCGGTGTCGTACCGGGTCAAGGGGAAGTTCCTGCGCTTTTAAAGGGTGGCGAAACTGTCAGGACAAAGGCACAAGAAGAAGAATTAAAGCAGATTCTATACGACAAATATGTCGGTAATTTTATTCCAACTGTTTGCGGAGCTGCGACCCAGCCTCAAAGACAATCTGAACAATCAGCACCTTCCGAACAATCTGAACAACCGATTCACCAACAAATTACACGAGATGATGAATTATATATTTTAAACATTATTTATGACGCGATTGAAAGAAATCGTTCAGGACTTAGAAATTTAATACAGGCATTGTAGCCACTTAGTAACTATCGCAATCAATAAAAAATAATAACACTTTGATATTCAAAGTGTTGTAGTGATATACAGAATTTAAAAAAATAAGGAGAAAACAAAATGGCAAATGAAACATTTAATTTTGATTACAACAGAGCCTACACGGCAAGTGTAGAATTCAACACTATTGTGGATGAGAAATTCACGGGCAAAGAACAGCGTCGGGATGTTTGGACAAATCCTCGCAGAACTTGGATGCTTGAAATGGACAAGAACAAAGTCGATCGCGAAGGGCTTGTTGCATTCTTCAGTGCAAGAAAAGGGCGTAAAGAAGCCTTCGACTGGAAATGGACTTCTGATAAAGGCGGGGACGACAAAACCTACAGAGTCCGTTTCGGCGCAGACAAACTGGAACTAAATATCTTGGAACTTGGTTATGCTAATTTTCAGATTGAACTTGTGGAGGTAATGGATTAATGGCTAAAAAACTAAACCCACTACAAAAAATTGCAGTTGGAAAATCTGAACTAAAAACACGAAATCTAGTGACCCTATACCTGCAAGAACCAATCCGAATTCTTGAAAACGACACCGTGTCGTTGCTTGAAATTGACGGCAGACAATATATTACAGGCTCGGTCAAGCGTGGCGATATCGAAACTAATATTGAGGGTGCGTTAGAGAAAGTTGAAATAAAAATCTCAAATATCAATCAGGGGATTTCGAGCCTTGTGGCAAATGAAGGCGACATTCTTACCAATTCACGCTGTACAGTTGAAACAGTAATTTTTGACAGCGAAACCAATCAAATAATAGATAAACCGATTCAGCTTTTTGATGGACGAGTTAACTCAGTGGAAATCAATGCTGTTGAATTCAAGTTCACTGTGGAAAGAATTATCGGCGGATATTCAACGATTAGCCCGAATGCGACTTATGATGTAAATTGTCAGTGCAGAAAGTTCAAAGACAAACGCTGCGGTTATACTGGTGAAGAAACCCGTTGCGATAAAACCTTAACTCGTTGCAAGGAGTTAAAAAATTCATTAAACTTCTATGGTTTCCCGTCAATTCCGAAAGATATGGTGATCAAAGGATGAGCATAGAAGAACTGAAAAC